TCCTGGGATTCGGTTTCCTGGGATTCGGTTTCCTGGGATTCGGTTTCCTGGGATTCGGTTTCCTGGGATTCGGTTTCTACTAACATGGTATTCTCCACGAGGCCTGTTGCGCTTACTCCCCCCGCTGGCCGGCAGGGGGTGCGTCGTTTTCTTGCATATCACTTGATACATCGGCAGACAGGGCCGGAGGGGGTTGCATCGCCTGCAGCGTCATGGCGATCCATCCCTTCAATTCCTCAATGTCCATCTTACTGGAGTTGTTCATCTTGGCGATTTCCACTTCTTTCTGTGCTTTGATGAGTTCCAGTTGAATTCCCTTTTGCGCCTCCTGTAGCTGCTGTTCCAGTTCCTGGATATGGTTGGCGGCTTGGTCCATCACCTGCTTCACTTCCGGGGGAAGTTGTTGCCCCTGCCCCTCTTCGGCAACCAACTCTGGAGGAATGGACTTGCGAATCCTGTCAGCAATCTTCGACGCCCCTGGCCAATCCATGGACTTAACAACTTCGTCCCCGGCGACGTCCATCAGCTTCGGCCAATTGCCACTAAGCTCCATCATAGCCGCCCTGGATTCATCCCTCAAGGACGAAAAACTCGGTCCGGACTGTACGATGACGTCGTACTTGCCAACGGTAACGTCGTTGAGTATTTGCTGCACAACCTGCACCGTGTCCTGTTCGTCCACAGATAGCTGTATCGGACCAGGCTGGTTGATGCTGGCATGACTTATCTTGTCGTCTTTTCCGATTATCCGAACTACCCTGGGACCGGAATAAACCCTCGGAATCATGTTGACGAGGCATTTGCCAGCGTGGCGAACAGTCCTGCTGAGATTGTCGATGTAATGGAAATTGGACAGATCCCCTTGTTTCTTGCGGGAATTGATCGCCAGACCACTTGTTTCATTTCCTCTGGCCCCCAGGGATGCGTCGTAGATTCCAGTGACGGCTTTGATTTCGTCAGAGGCGTGCATCGCCATTTGCAGAACGCCTTGGGGCACATCTGCCATAGGCTGTCGCTGCGGAGGAGGGGCCAGAACCCCATTCACCGTCTTCGGTTTATACTCCAGATAGGAGAACGTTCTGACATTGGCCTGACGCCATTCCTCTTCGTGGCCGGCAAATTGACCCTCGGCCCCAATATAAGGAGTTTTGGGGCGCATGCTGACCTCTTCCGTCGCTGAGGTCATCCAGAAATCGTACATCATCGCAGAGTCTTTGGAGTCCCTGATGATTCCGGAATAGGTAACCTTGCCGTCAATGTCCAGTTCAGTGCCGATCACCAGGAACACCGGAATGAAATCGCACGGTATTTCCGTAGTCTCCAGGACGTCGGTAAGACGGGGCTCATTCCGAATGGGGTTGGCTTTCCCAGGAACCTTGTCGTCAAACCCGGCCAGCTTCTTCCACATCACCTTGCGTTTGAACGATGGGCGTTCTTGGACAACCGTGACCCCTTCGGGCAATTCTACCAAATCGCTTTTGAGACCTACCTCTCCGTTGGACAACTTTAGAAGGGTATCCGGAACCTCATCGATATAGTAATACTCAAGAATAAGTACTTCTTTATTATCATCGTCGTCAGTGGGGCCAGTAATCGCCGCTTCCGATTTCGGATGTTCTTGTCGGAGCTCTTTGCGGGTCATGGACGACTCGACAAAGCAATACTTCATGTCGCTTCCGTCCGGACTCTTGCTGGACGGGTCGATATGGACAGAAAACACGTTTCTGATTCTGTCGAACCTTATTTCTTGGTCGAACGAATCGGGAGATTCAAAATCAGTCACGAATCTGAAATACCCAAACCCGACTGCTGCTGCTGAATGAACAGACGTATCATAGCATATGTCGGCTTGACTGGCGTATTCGATATGACGAATCATGCCCTCCAGTATTTCCGCCGTTTTCGGGTCTGCAGCATCGTCCACCGGATGGACGTGAATGCTAGGGCGGTTCTGCCGTTGGTCGTTGGTGATTTGGCGGAGAAAAGAGGGGTGCTTGTTGATTGTCAGACAGGGGCGTTTTTCGATTGTCCGCAGCCTCTTGGAGTCTTCGGGCCAGTGTTCCCCCTTAAGGAATTTCAGATCACTGCGGGCATCGTTGAAATTATCGTTCTCGGCTGTACGGCAGATCCCCAGACGCTTTTCGGCCTGTTTGATGATTTCGTCGTCTTTATTGGCCATTGTTCAAAGCCTGTAATTGCAGCAATTTGTTCAGCGCGATGCCCCCGCCCGTCCCCCCAGCAATCATGCCAAGGAGAAAAGGGTCAGCATGGCCCAAGAGGTCGGAACTACCGCGTTTGGAAGGGTCGAAAGCTGCGAACCGGGACCGGATGTTTTGAGGAGGAACAACGTTACTCAGACTTCCGACATGTTCGTAGTCATTTCGATATGGGACGTTCGAATTGTTGGCAAACAAATCGTCTCTCATCTTCAATACTTTGGCTTTAGACGGAATAGCCCCGTTTCTCATTCCGTACAGAGATTCGGGAATTTGCGAAAACCGATAATCCGTCATCGGGAAACCGCCAGGCCTGTACGGGGAATCGTTCTTGAACAGGACAGGATAGGTTGCCCCTGTAACAATGTCGTTGTCGTAGTATTCGTTTAAGGCCGAGAACCTGTCAAGAGCCGCATCTTTGGTGCCTACGTGGGTGCCGATAAAATCAGACGGCACATTCCCGTTTTCGTTTATGGCCGCTTTCATGCCCAGGGGATGATTCAACGGATCCAGGGCACCGATTTCGTCTTCTGCTTGGCTGTAATGATATCCCTCACCATTGAACCCCATCGCGGAAGCCCTCTCCTGCGCCGTATTGTCTGGCCGGAGGCCTAAACCGCCCTCGGACACTGGCTTTGCAGCATTGCGTTGGGCTGTAAGAAAAGCTGCTGCTCTCTCCGCAGGGTCATGGGATAATGCTGATTTCGCTGAGGATTTGATGGCCCCCGCCAGGAGAGCCCCTTTGCCCAGGAGAGCAGCCAACTTTGTTCCGAGTCCTGGTGGAAGCCACTCCTCGGGGGTGACTTGTTCCAACCCCGGCTCGGGCTCACCAGAACGAATATTCCACTCCTTCTTCACCGCAGGCGCAGGGATCCCACGAAACCGATCCGGCGTCGGGGCTCCAGCCACATCTCTGTAGCCTAGGCTGGGGATATTGAACAGGTCTAGGAGGGATGCCATGCTAGTGCAGGACCTCCGGCGGCGTTCTGGGCAATCTGATCATCAGGATAGGGCGGTCCTGAAACTTTATGAACCCAAACCTGGAATACCACTTGGCCAAGGTTTCGTTGTCCGCCTGGAGAATAAGCGCCCCTCCAACCTCGTCGAAGTCATTGCACACCTTCTGGATCAGCGCATCGCCCAATCCTTTCCCACGGTGTTCGGGCTCGACAAATACCGAACTGATTTCGGCAACCATCCCTCTGATAGACACCGGTAGTGGCCTGCACTTGCTTATAACAAGGGAGGCCCCCTCCATCTTCAAGAGATATTCTTTTGGGGGAGTTACGACATCCACGCGTGGCCTCCTGGGTACACGACAGACTGTTCCTCTTCGTCCTTTTTGAACGGTTCGACAATCATCATATCGGAAGCGCCCATTGACAAATATCTGGTGCAGTCCATCAGGTGATCATTAATCTTTACCACCTGCCCCTTTTCGTCTCTGCGGTACAGCCTGAATTCCGCCTGCCAATTCGACAGACTCTTGAACACTTTCATCTTACCGTATGACAGCCTCTGCCACACGTTGTATATGCCAGCCTCTTTGGCATTGATGGCGGTGACCAGGGGCAGGCCCAGATCGACGTATTGCTGCATCAATTGCTCGCCGTCCCTCTGCGACCGCCCTCTGGCAGCAGGGTCAATGCACCCTGGAATCCATTTCCCGCGTCCCTTGATGGCTTCAGCATGAACAGCCGGCTCCGCGTGCGACCTGTAATGCTCGCTATACAGATAGATGGTGTCGGAGTCCCTGTCGTGGGCTCCCCAGACCGCCGCCGTTCTGTTCCAGCCGACGTCCAGTGCAAACCCGCGCGGCCAGTGCTTGGGAATGGCAAAGTCCGGGACGATGATTTCGCTCTCCTGCACCGGATAAATGGCTCCAGACCCCAGCTGAGGAATTCCCCTTGACCGAGAATCCCTCTGGAACGGCGGAATCGATTCCAGGAGTTGCTTCTTGGCAGATTCACTAAGATGCGGAACATCGTCCCAGCTGGCCATGACCGAGAATTTTGACGAAGACTCGTCTATGTCCGGGTCTACGTCCGACATCTTGCCGCCAGGAAGAAACGACAGAACCACTTCCGACATGCCCATCAACGGGGTAAAGGTCAGCATGACCATTCCGTTATTGGTCATGGTGCGCATCAGGCATTCAGTATATACGTCGAGAGGGGGCTCTTCGTCCAGCAGGATGACGTCTTGCTCCGTTCCCTGGAAAGCTTCCCTTCTTTGGTCGTATGATTTCAACGTGAGTCTTGACACCCCGCCGAAATGGTTTTTGACCATAATAATTTCGACGGCATCGGCAATCCCGGCCTTGTTCATGACCTTCACGATATTGGTCTTGGGGATCAGACCTGTGCCCATGTCCCCCAGGGGGCCGAGAAGTTTTTCCTGCAGAATGTCCCGAACAGTTTTCCCGGTATCCCCAGCCGCCCACGCCTTTATGGGCCTGTTGAATCGTCTTCCTCTCCACCAGGACGGGTATTCGCCGGTCAAATGAAGTACTAGCTCATATCCTCCAACACCTTCGGTTTTCCCGACCCGGTTCGCGGCCATCATCATGCGTTCGCGATATCGAGAACCGGCCTCGAAAAACTGCATGTGTTTGGGGTACAGGTCCCTACGAAGAGGTCCGGTGTCCGGGTAATATGTCCCTATCTTCTTTTCTTTGAGACGACGGTGCCTCTCCGCAACAGCAGCGGCTAGGACTTCCCTGGACACCATCGGTGTCACTTGTTGCTCCCCCAGACTACTTCGGGCAGGGCTTCTTGGGGGGTTTCGGGGGCGGATTCGGGGGCGGATTCGGGGTCTTCGGGAATTTCATTGCCTGTTCCTTTCATCGGGAAAGTATGTAGTTTGGCTTCGATGAACTCTTCCAGCTGCTCATCAGTCATGCTGTTGAATTCAGCCCCGGTATTGACCGTCACTGATACCCCGCTGGCCTTCTTCGGAGCCACGTATTCGAGGATCTTCATGGCCACAGAGGGGGAGAATTGTTTCACGAACACCTGACCGCCCCTGGAGTCGAGGGCAGGGGTATCTTCGTCGCCCATCACCATCGGGAACAACCTTAAGATCTGGGCTTTGACCCATTTCTCGTTCAGGAAATCGATTGAGTCGATATCCTCCTGGACCTCCAGGATGGCCTTCCGAACACTCGGAACGGCCATCATCTTCTTGGCCTGATCCGTGGTAATCCCGGATTCCCTGGCTGTGGCCGACATGTTGTACCCGGATTCCACGTAACATATCACGAAGGATCTTTCCCGATCCGTCAAGGATTCCAGGGCTCTGTTAGGGGAAGGCACCAGATCGCTCATAGCCCGAATTGCCTTTTCAAGTCTTCGATCATTTCACGGCACTGAGGTTTCGGGGGAGGGGGCAGATTTCTCATCCGCTGAGGCGTATAATTGAGCGCCCCATGGTCTATGCCAAAAAGATCAGAAAGAGTCGGCATTACACCCCCAGGGCCGACCTGAGGGGAGCGGCTGTTTCCCGGAGCTTGTGCCTCGGCAGGGGGGTGCCGCAATCCACCAACTTCATGATAGAGGAAACCAACAGGCCCTCTCTTTCTTGTATCAACCCAGCGGACCGCAGGCGGTAGTTGAGCATAATTGTCCTGGCGCGGATAGCGTAATCTTCATACCCAACAGGGAGGGGTTGTTCCCAGAACCGCCGAGCCATTTTCGATCTCCATTTTAATATTATACCACAGCCGGGGCCGGCAGTCAATTCCTGATTGATCATTTCTCTCTAGCCCAAAGACCAGGGGCGGGGAATAGACTATGGGGGACGATAGTTAAGATTACTGTCCTTCGCTGAGATTGCGAAACGGCCCAGAACGGGGACGAACCTCCTTGTACTAATGCCGGCGAATTTTTTTCAGGGGTGCCACTACCTATGCCGTATGCCCAATCCCCCTGTTCCTGCGTCATATTTCATTGTCATAAACCGATTTCGTCGTCATACAACATCGTCATATTTCATCGTCATATTTCATCGTCATAAACCGGTTATCCTCCCGTCATAGGACGTTTATCCTCCCGTCATAGGACGTTTATCCTCCCGTCATATTTATGTCGTCGTCATTTCTGGCGCTCCAGCAGGGTCGGTGGCACCGATATACCGGCCAGGGCCCGATGGCAAGGAAAATACCTTCCTGTGTCAGGAAGACATATTGGCGTGGAACAGAGTCCCGGGTGTTTCACGAAGGGCTGGGGTAGCAGGGGCGGTGGTCCTAGGTACTGGTGGCGCTGGACAAACGCTCCTGGCCGTGTTTAACAGACGCGGGGGGCGGGTGGCACCGATATACCGGGTCGATCGGCGGTGGCCGTCGTCGCTTACGGAGATACCTCGGTGGCCCATCGTCGTCGATCCGGGGGCGGCAGGGCGGGGCGATGGTCCGGCCCACCAGGACGGCAGTGACGGCAGTGACAACAGGGGTGGTCGCTGTCCTCGATACCGACGGGATCTAACAGGAATACGATGGGAAGATACCTCCCCGCGTCCGGGGACCTTATTTTTCATCGTACCCCCAGAAAAAAAGAGTGGATACTATTACGAAGGGAATCAGATGAGTATCGAGACGGTATCCACTCTGGCCCCGCCCCTCGCCGGACCGACCCACCGGATGAAATAGGTAGTCTATCCCCATGCCCCCTGGCCCCGATCGCCCGTCGTCCGGGTCCCCTGGCCCTGTCGAGACAATAGGTCCTTCCTGGGGGCTCGAGAGGGAACACTACTCCTGCGCGAAAGTTAATGGGATTAGGGAGGACTGCTATCGAGCTCTGGACCCCTATCTAACTCTCGGTAATCGACCTAAGGAGTAGATATGGGAATAGAGGGTCATCGGTTCGATTGAGAAAGTGGAGAGGGATCGTACGAAGGGGGGATAGAGAAAGGGATCTACCAAAACACACGAGATACTTGACAGGGGGCCAAGGACGTGGTAGAATACGTCTATGGTCAATCGTGACCTGGGCCACTGGCCCCCACCCACCGGAGATTGAGATGAAGCAGACCCCTAAAAATTCCCGTCCTGGCGCCGCCCCCCTGTTTTCTTTGGGCGATCGCGTTATAGTGACCACTGCTGCCACCGATCAATGCGCAGCCACCGGATTCGTCTCCAGCATCACTGCTGGCTGGTACATCATCACCCTGGACGTACCAGGCGTGTTTCCTAAGGCCAAGGATGGCAAGGTATCTGCAAGGGCTAATTCGATGACCCTGCTTCATGCTGGGGTCGTTACCTTCAGGTCAGCCTCTGCTGCGATCGCCCCCTCGGCCAAGGAATCCGATGACGAGGACGACCAGGACGAGGGCGATGCCGGATGCCAGATGGCTCGTCAATTGGCAGCTGCTCGGGTCCGGTATTCCAAGACCAAGCGCCCCAACGGGTCGGCGTCTGCCGACAACGCAGATGCAATCGCCAAGGCGCTGCGCGACTACGAGCCCCTGGAGGTCTGCGAGATCGCCGACAAGGTTTTTAAACTGCCCCTGGGCTCGCACGAAGCCAAGTACTCGAAGCTCAACCCTGGCCAGAAGCGCATGAATTCCGGCAACCGCATTCGCGGTCTCTGGAGGAAGCTCTGGATTGCTGACGACAAGATCGAAATCGCACGGGTGGCCGATCTGGTCGGCGTCGTCCTGGCCGACGATTTCCTGGACGATGTGGCCATCCTGCAGGAGTCCGCTGGTCTGGACGCGATCCCGGTCGAGTGCATCGGCAACGTTGGCGCGTAGGAACCGAGTACTGCCCATTCTGACCAGTGGGCAGTTCAGGCAATTCTGCCTATTACCAAGGGGAACGGGAAATGACGAAGCGCTACAACTTGCCGAAGCACCTCGCGTCGGCGGCGATGAAGGAGGCAGACAGCCAGCTTCGCGCCAAGCACGCCAGAGGGGAATTCGACGATGGAGACCCAAACAACCCGATGTACAACGAGGGTTACAACTACGCCACTGGGAAGCGCGCTCTCTTTGGCTACGACCAGGACGAATTTATGGCCAAGCAGTATAAGTAATCTGTTGAATCTTGACGGATCAGGGGAGTCATGGTATAATGGGTCTCCTGGTCGATCGACCACTCTATTGGGGAATAGAAAAATGCAAAGCACAAGCGACGAAATCAAGAAGGTCATTGGCGGCGACGAGCCGTATTCCCACGTTTATATGGAGAAGCGCAACCTCCCATATGGTCACATTACCCTGCGGATCACGATGCCGAGGGTTACCTGGAGCGGCCCCCGCGTCGCGATCGAGCTGTCGGCGCAGGTGGGCAGTGACGAAGACAAGGACGACGTTTTCATGCGTCCATACGCGATCCGAGCCGGCATCGCTGCGACCGATGGCTCGACTGTCGATCTGGCTTGCGCCGAGGCCGGCATCAAGCATCTGCGCAAATTCAACCGGCTGAAGCAGAAATACGAGGCTGGCACCGAGTCTGATCCGTCCTTTCCAGCGCAGGCACAGATGCTCCTGGTCGCGTGCGGGTGCAACCACCTGATCCACGAGCCGGACATCGGATGGGAGAAGTGGCCGCATGATTTGACCATGAAGGCCATGTCCCTGCGTGGCGTGGCGTCCCTGCGGGTATTCGAGAAAATGGTCGCTACCCTGGAAGACTTCGCCCGTACCTGCTGATATCCACCTTATGGCGTACTGATCCAGCACGCCATGTGGTGCATTCCGCACCTTTTACGGGGAAATGATATGAAAAATGAGGTTATGCCCAATATCAGTGGTATGATTATGTCCAAGGTTCTGGCGCAGGCGGTGATCTCGATGATTGCCAGTATGGTTATGGATGATGCTGTCAAGAGATGCCCGGCCATCAGGCTCATCAGCCGCGAGGAGTTCAACATCTACGCGGTCGATATGACCATGGAATTCAGCAGCAAGATGGATTACCTGGAGGGTGTGCTCGAAGCGAACGAGGACCTTCCCCTGGACCAGCTGATGAAAATGGGTGGGTCCGAAGTAAAGAGGGTCGTGAAGGAGCTGGCCGACATTTGCATCAACTCGTATTACCAGAATCACCCGCAGGACCGCCCTGCTCGCACGGCTTAATTTTTAACGATGTTGGCCCCACTGTCGCACGGCTTAACCTCCGACGATGTGGGGCCACGATTTTTACTAGGAGAAGCACAATGAAAAATAGCACCCCGATCGACGCCCGCAAGTTGGCCTATTGCATCGCGGCGTCTGCCATCCACCAGATTAGCACGAACGCTGAAAAGTTGGACAAAGAAGCCAAGGAGTCTTTGTTGGACATCCTGGCGGCAGGGACTATGCCGATTGCGAACGACATCCTTGAGGTTTGCGAAAAGGACCCCTACCTGTTTTTCACCATGGTCATGGCCGGGGTTACTTCGATCATGGTCAATATCGCTAACAAGATCCCAGGGGAGCAACTGTGAAAATCAGTCACACGGCATCCAGTTTGATCGGGTCGGCAGCGTCCGGCCTGATTCGGGCCATCCAGTCGGATACGGGGATTCTGGTCCCCCGATCGGCGGTGGAGAGCAAAGTCACCGATCTGTACATCAGTTTGGTCAAGGAGTTTATTGAGGACGAGGACTCCTGGGAGCGCCGCCCCATCCCTGGCAAGTACGACGTTTATTTGGAAATCCGCACTGCCAGCGGCACTGTTTCTGACTACGACCTGACCCGGCGGGGGCTGACCATCGAAGATTTCACCGATGGGATCGAGTTCAACAAGCACAACATGCGCGTGGCTCACTCCAGGATCAAGTCTGACACGCAGTTGGCCCATTCCAAGGAATGTTCTGTCTGCGGACAGGTCAAGGACAGGTCCAGATTCCCCAAAGCCGGTGGGTCGAAGTGCAAGACCTGTGTCGATCGTAACACAAGAGAAAACCGTCGCTCGGCGGAAACCTAGGAGAAGGAAATGAAAGCAGCCATAGTCAGGGATCGTACAGGGGTGTATGCCACTGTGCCGAAGGAAGAAATCAAGGTCGTTAATGGGTACGACTGTTTTCACGTGCCCACGTCCATGCTTTGGGACCTTTTGGACGACATCGACGAGATGGATGCCAAAGGTGAGAAGATGAATGTCATCATCCACCACGACGATGCCCCTCAGGAAATCAGGACGGTGTATTGCTCCATCGCAGAAATCGGGGGCGATGCGCTGGTGATGTTGAAACCTGTCACCCAGCCGATTCTGCAACACGATCCGACCAGATCTTAACCCTTCTATCCCCATTGCGCTACGCCGATCGGTGTGGTACAATGGGGGTTCTCGCTAAGGCGATGACCCCACCACTCAATGGAGATTACAATGGAAAACACGCAGACCCCTACGAAGACGGTGATCCGTCCGAACACGAAAAACATGATCAAGACCCCCGGCGGCAGCTTCCACAAGGACGACTTCATCGGCAACTCGCTGGCCGGCCTTTCGCTCGCCCAGGTGGTTCACATCGCCCAGGAATGCGGCGTCGACACCGGCAAATACAGCCACCTGAACAACGGCCAGATTCGGATGACCCTCGGCGGTGTGTTGCGCAAGCTGGTCAAGTTGCCGGAAGTGCCCGAAGGCCAAGACTACACCGAAGAGCAGACCAACGCTGCCGACGCGGCGAACAATGTCCGTGACCAGATCACCGTCCTGGCCGATGATTTCCGCAATGCCAACAAAGCGGCTGACGCCGACGCCAAGGCCAAGAAGGAAGCCGCCAAGGCCGAGAAAGCTGCTGCCAAGGCCGTGACCGAACAAGCTCCGGTCATCGACGACACCGATTCCGAAGGCGGCACCCTGGACTGATCCCCCGGCTGGCGACCGTCATAGCGCCAATCGCCCCTCCGTTTGCCGGTATCGAACAACCGGCCCTTCTTTTGGGGAAAAGAATGAAAGCATCTGTCGAAAATGGGAAGATTGTTTTTCGTCTCCCTTTCTTTGAAAATCACATAGCAAAATCAGCTGGGGCTCGGTGGAATCCCACCGAAAAAACATGGGTGGCCCCACTAAATGAGATGGTGGCTTCCCACGTGGTCAATTGCTTGCCGCCCGGACAGATATCAGCAGAAATCCACGGCATGTGCAAAATCTCTACCTCAATTCCGCCGCTATCCTGTGATCCGTCTTCTGTTCTTAAAGACGTGTCCCTGCTGCCCAGGCAGTCAGAAGGGGTAAAAAAGGCATGGCCCCTGCCGGGATTCGCATTATTTTGGGTTATGGGTGCCGGCAAGACTCTTTCAGCAATATCCTTGGCAGGTCTGAGAAACAAATACGGTCTGGCACACGGTCTGTTGGTGATATGCCCCACATCGATCAAAGGGGTGTGGGCCAAGGAATTTGCCAGGTACGCCGATTTTCCGCACCGATTGCACGTGCATGAGTCCGGAAAACAGCTGCCCAGGGATTTCGACAGTAGCTCCTTCCCGGTACTGGTGGTGGGGGTCGAAGCCATGTCGGTGAAAAGTGGCCCGGAGATATGCCGGAATTTCCTGTCTGGCAGGACGTCCATGGTGATACTGGACGAGAGCAGCAGGATAAAACACCACAACACCGCGAGAACCGAGAACATACTGAATCTGTATCAGTTTGCGGAATACAGGCTCATATTGACTGGAACGAGTATCACTCAGGGGATCCAGGACCTGTACTCCCAGATGCAGTTTGTAGATCCCAGGGCGATAGGCGAGATATCCTATTACTCTTTCAAAAACAGATACTGCGTCATGGGAGGGTATAACAACAAAAGCATTGTCGGATATACCAAAACAGATGTGCTGATGTCGAAGATCAGGCCATACTGCGACGTTGTGCGAAAATCAGACATGAAAGACCTTCCCCCCAAGTCGTATCAGGTCCGGGAGGTCGTGGCCAGCAGGGAGCAGAAGGAAATCTGCAAGACTCTGAAAAAAGAGCTAAAACTCATTGTCGGGGACAAAGAAAACAACGTAAAGAACATCCTGGAAGCCATGTTGAGGGCACAGCAAGTGTCTGGTGGCTTCGACGGGAACGGCAACCCTTTGTCCAGCAACCCCAAAATAACAGAGCTCCTGGCGCTAATGGAAGACTTCGAAGGCAAAGCCGTAATATGGGCCAGATTCATGCCAGAGATAGAGGCCATAAAAACCGCTTTGGATAAGGAGTACCCAGGGTCGGTTATGGTCATGGTAGGGGACACCCCGCAGGCAATGAGGCAGACCCTAGTAGACAAATTCCAAAACAGCGACACCCTGCGGTTTTTTGTGTCCAATCATGCTGTGGGGGGTGCCGGGATAACCTTGACATCAGCCACTTTGGCCGTTTATTACAGCAACACTTTTAACCTTGAGGACCGTCTGCAATCGGAGGATCGGATCCACAGGATGGGGCAACTCCTGCCGTGCATGTACGTTGACATAGCATGCGACCTGTCGGTGGATAAGTCCCTGATCGAAGCCATATCAAGGAAAACGTCCCTGGCTAACTTTGTGTCATACTCCCTATCCCAGGGAGACTCGATCGATTCCCTGTTGTGATGGAGGTTGCGCGGTGGAAGCGAAGGTCGAGCAGCAGGGCACGCAGCCTGGGGAGTCCGCGACGATCCGGGCGCAGGTGGCGCCGGGTCGGTGGGAGGATGTACCTAGACGTAGCGAG